ATCTGTAATGGCTCAAGATTTCTTGACCACATACAAGTATGGTTGGAAGACAAGTTACTATCAGAATACATATGATATCAAGACAGATGAAATTGAGGATACACCTCAATTAGATAACCTAGTTTCAAACATTTTAAGTTCGGAGGAAGAAGACTGTGAGTCGTGTAAACTTTAGAGTAAACTCAGAGGACAGACCAGTGGTAAATTCTATGACGGTATTTAATTCACACGAAGTGGATACCAAGAAACAACCTATGTTTTTTGGTAAACCTTTAGGTGTTCAGAGGTACGATTCATACAAGTATCCAATCTTTGAGAGACTTACAACTACACAGTTAGGATACTTTTGGAGACCAGAAGAGGTGTCTCTACAAAAAGATAGGAGTGATTATCAAATGCTTCGTCCAGAACAGAAGCATATATTCACAAGTAATCTTAAGTATCAGGTGATGCTTGACTCTGTTCAAGGTCGTGGTCCTGGTATGGCTTTCTCACCATACTGTTCTCTACCAGAACTAGAGGCATGCATGGGTGTATGGGAGTTTATGGAACAAATTCACTCACGTTCCTATACACATATCATCAAGAACGTGTATTCTGATCCTTCAGAAGTATTTGATACTATCTTAAAGGATGATAGAATCTTAGAAAGAGCAGAGAGTGTTACATCTGCGTATAATGATTTTATTAACTCAGCACATCAGTATGATCAAAGTAACTGGTGGAAAGGTGATATGAGAGGTCATATCTCTGCTAGAATGGAGATAAAAGATTTAAAAAGAAAACTTTATAGGGCAGTCGCTAATGTCAATATTTTGGAAGGTATCCGCTTTTATGTATCTTTCGCTTGTAGTTTTGCTTTTGGTGAGCTTAAACTCATGGAAGGATCTGCGAAAATCATATCGCTTATTGCAAGAGATGAGAATCAGCATCTGGCAATAACTCAAACAATATTAAAGAACTGGAGAAATGGAGACGATCCAGATATGGTTCAGATTGCAAAGGAAGAAGAACCTTGGTTAATCAAAACATTTGAAAGAACTGTTGATGAGGAGAAGAGATGGGCAGAATATCTCTTTAAAGATGGTAGTATGATTGGTTTGAATGATAAACTACTTCATCAGTATGTTGAATGGATTGCAAATAAGAGAATGAAGATCGTTGGTCTAAAACCAATCTATGATATTCCTCTTAAGAATAATCCACTTCCTTGGACACAGCATTGGATTAGTTCAAAGGGATTACAGGTTGCACCACAGGAAACAGAAGTAGAATCTTACATCGTTGGAGGAATCAAACAAGATGTTAAAAAAGACACATTCAGCGGATTCAAACTCTAAAGAGACAGAAGAGTGTATCAAAGCATATCGTGAAGCAGCTGCAGCAGACGCTTGGTTGTTTGGCGATTATGATGCTTACGAGTCATATGATATAAATACTAAAAAAGTGTCTGATAATGGGGAAGTCGTTTAAAAAATTTGTTAACGAAAAAATAGAAAATGTTAAATCGTCTCCTTCAGGTGATCCTTTAAGTTTTTTGTCTCAGGATAAATTTGTAAGGAAAGATAGAGTCATAAGAAAAAGGGGTCAATACAGAACTGCAGTCCAAAATTTAACTAAAGGAATAAAGGGGCAGTCTGAGATTGATGCTGCTGCAGATGCTATCAGAGATATGAAATCATCTGGTAAGATGGGTAAGATTACTACTGATGTAAAGCAAGCAGCGAGAAATCTCAAAGACAAAATGTTCACAGCGGATGGTGGAAAGAAAATAACAACGGTGGTTAGAGATAAATCTGGTCAAACAATCGCTAATCCACCTACTGACAGGGGTTTCGGATCCACGAAAACTACAAGTGGTCAAACAACTAATGTGGGTGGTGGTGTTGTAACAGACAAAGATTTAAGAGATGCTTCTAAGGTAAAAAATCCAGAAAAATTTGCAGATACAGCAGGTCAAACAGATACAAAACCAAAACAAAATGTAGTTAAGAAAAAACCATCAACTCAATATCGTCAGTTACAAAATAAAGCTAGAGGTATTTTAAAAGATCTTGCAAAAGAAAAAACTGCTGGTAAGAATTTTATAAAACCAAAACTAGATTTTGATTTAACGGGTAATAAAATAGATGATTCTGTAAAATCTGTTAGAACTAACCGTAGAAATATTAATAAGGTATATAAACCCAATGTTACACGGACACGAGGTTCAGGTATTACTGTTAATAAAGGTCGTGGTGCAACTACATCAAGTAGTAATTTAAATAAAATAGTTAATAAGAAGAGCACTAATATAATTGATAAAGTATTCGGATCAGGTGATACAAAAATAACAACTAATATTACAGATCCAGATCTTAAACGCATGTCAGCATCTGATAGAGCGACATATAGTAAAATAAAAGCTTCAACACCTAAAGGAGGAATGCCAAAGGGCACAGTTTTACCTGATGGAACGATAAAACCAGAAACTGTTAATAAAGTAAAGACTCAAACACAGCAACCACTTAAGGGATTTAAACAATTTAGAGCAGATTCAATTACAAGAAGAGGTGCTACAAATGTTGCAAAAGGTTTAGCTGGTAAAGCAACTAAGGTGTTAGGAATAGCTGGACTTGCACTTGATGCTGGAAAAACATTCAGAGATACTTACAAGACATCACAAGCTCAAGGGCATTCTAAACAAAGATCAATCGGCAAGAGTCTTGCAAAAATTGGTGGTGGTATAGTTGGTGGTGCTTTAGGAGGTACAGTTGGATCTGTTGCAGGACCTGGTGGAAGTTTTGTTGGTGCTGGTCTTGGATACGCTGGTGGTAAAGAGTTAGGAGGAAGAGCGTTCGACAAGTTAACCACACAGCAAGGTCGTGATGAACTTAAACAATCATTTAAGAATTTTAGAAAGAGAGCAATGAAACCAGTGGGTGCCTAATATATAAATATATTTGATATCAATAAATGAACAGATGGAATCGTTGTCACCAAAACAAGTCAGAGAAATTAAGGACTTGTATAAGAATGTTTATAAAGAAGAAGTAGTTGAAGAGGCAGGTGACTTTGATGATTTATTTAAATCTGAAGAATTTCAATCATTATCTGATGAGTTAAAAGAAAATATAGTTAAGAAAATGCAAGACTCTTTAGCAAGGAGTGAAAAATCAGGAGTTCTTGGTCAACTAGAGAGACTTAGGAGAAAAGCATTTGGAACCGATGAAGAAAGAAAAAAGGCAATAAATTTTGAAAAAAATAAAAATATAATAGACAAACAGAAGAGAAATATTCCTGACGAAAGAAAAAATACAATGAATATAACACCTGTTGATTCAAAACCAAAGGATACAGTTCCAGTTCCTATTGGTAGTATAAGTAAAGAGGGAGAGAAGCAAGCAGAAATTAATAAAATGGAGTTTAAAAAGAATAAAGAAATAGAGGCTCTTAAAAAGGAAAATGAAAAGAAACAAGAGATAGAGAAAAAATCAGAACCAAAAATATCCCCTGCAACATTTAAAACTAATCAGAAACAATCAAGAGAGTTAGTAAGCACTGGTAAATTAAAGGATACTGATCTTAATAAGTTTGGTAGATCTAGCACTTATACTGCTGATGACGGTCAAACACAAGTAAATCGTTCAACTGTAAACACCATAGCAAAATTTGATATGGGACCTAATATTAAAAAGGGTGATAAGTTGGGCGTAATTTCGGGTAATTTGCGTAAGAAGTATGATATGAAAGCAGCATCTTTCAAACCAGAGGCATATGATGTTGTATTAGACTATGTTTTGTCTGAAGGTCATGCAGATACAGTGGAAGAAGCACATTATGTGATGATGCAGATGGACGCAGAAACCATTCAAGAAATAGTAGAGAAAGTAATTCTAATTGAAAAACCAGACGACGGATACATAGGACCTAAATTTTTAAATATTAAAAATCCTATAATCAAGAAGAGAACGGATTTTCAGTTAGATCAAAATTTGAAAAGACTCAGTAAAACTGGTGATAGTCCAGAAACTAGAACTATGTTAAATATTCCCCTAGATTTTGAAATTACACCTGAAATAAAAAAGAAATACGGATTTCAATGATAAAACCTATTATTAATCGTGCTGACATCATCGGTGGTCTAAAGTCAGTAGAACTCGCAAAGAAAAATCCTCAGAACTATCAACCTGGTGTAGGTGTAACAGAGGATTTTGAACTAAAAAATAGATAAAATACCTATTTCTACACCATGAATGATATAAATAATGAGGTATATGATAATCCTTGGACTTTTGATGGTGATATATTCACCAGTGGAGACATCAAGGAATATTATGGATTTGTTTATTGTATTACAAATACTATAATCAATCGTCAATACATTGGTCGCAAATACTTTTGGGCATTTAGAACACCCAAAGGCAAAAAAAGAAAACAAAAACAAGAATCCGATTGGAAAAAGTATTACGGATCTTGCCCAGAATTAAAAGATGATCTCAAATTATACGGAAAGGAGATCTTTAGAAGAGAAATATTGAGTTTACATACCACAAAAGGGAACTGTAATTACGAAGAGACTAGACAATTATTTTTGAACAACGTTCTATCTGAATCACTTGACGATGGATCACCACTATACTATAATAGTAATATTCTAGGTCGCTACATGAGAAAAGATTATGGAAACTTTGGAAAAAACTCTTCATTTAAATCGTGACTGGGCATTAAAACGTATACATACTCTGTGCGAGAGTTCTGATAATAAAGATGTGGTTGATGGTTTCGCAATCGCTTTAGAATACCTAGAGTGGTTTGAACCAACTTATAAGTATGAAGACATCTTATCTGTACAATTTAAGGCAAGACCAGATGACTAACGCTCATTCAAAGGAATTTTTAAAAACCATTGATGAACAAATAAAAAG